CCTCTATTTAATTTGGCAAAATTGTTAACTCTAACTTTCATTGTGGATCTTTTTACTCCGTCCTTTTCCCAACTATCGTTTCTCAAAGATCCTTCTACCATAACTAAATCGCCCTTTGACAAAGTTTCAGCGATAGCTTCCGCTCCGCTGTCCCAAGCTTCGCACTGAGCGAATGTTGTTACTTTATCTTTTTCTCCATTTTGCTTAGTAAATTCTCTTGATGTAGCAACTGTAAAATTTACAACAGCAGTCGACCTAGAATTAATATTAACATGCCTTAATTCCGGATCTCTAGCTAAATTTCCACGCAAAATAACTAAATTCATATGTTTCTCCTTAGAAATAAAACCAAATTGACCATATCTATTATACCAGATGACACCACGAGTGTCAACTTTTGTTTTATATCTGCCAGCACTTCTTAATAAAGGTTGAGTCTTTATTTTTAGATTGCTCTAAGCTAAACATTACTGTGTTTTCTTCGTATAGTAAATGTTTAAAATCCTCAAATTCCGCAGGAAAAGCGATTATGTCGCTAGAGCCTGTACCGTCATTAATTTTGATGAAAGCCATTTCTTTGCCCGGATTCTTACCCTTTTTTGTCTTTACAATGTTTATTGTATGTATTTCTGCTGCTAATATGATATGTTTTGGTAAAAGTTTATCTTTATTAAGTCTTTGACAATCACAATTTGCCGATTCTGTATTACGGCCATCTATAACCGAACAAGTAATTGGCACACCCAATAAGCGCTTTTCTGTCGTAGATATCCATTCATAATCGTCTTCCAAGTTGTATGCTGGATTTTTTAATGCGCTAATTAATGAAGAAATTTTGGTCTTACGGTTTTTATTTAAATTCGGTAGCAATTTTTCCAATATTTCATCAAGATTATTTTCGATATCTATATTTTCTAATATTATATTTTTTTCTCTGCTGCTGAGATTGCTTATAATGTCTAAATAAAAGAGTAATTTTTTTCTAGATATTTTCATGTAATCAAATGCTCCAACAGATATTAAGTTTTTGGCTCCTGTTGAATTTATTTTATCCAATATAATAAATAGGATTATATTAATATGATCTATTGTACTTATGTCTATTTGATTTTCTGTTATGATTTTTTGTATTTTTTCATATACTGATTTACCAACCCCTTTGATATTAGTTAAACCAAAATATATTGTGTCATCTATTAGCTCAAAATCAGCATTGTTTTTTCTAAAATCAGGTCTATATATTTTTATATTAGACTCGATAGCATTATTTACTAATTCATTAATTTCTTTCATCGGGTCTATTTTGTCTTTAGCAAATCTTAAATAAGACGTAAAAAATTCTATAGTATGATGAGCCTTGGCATAGGCTGACACATAAGCATTAAAAGCATAGCTGATAGCGTGACTCTTATTAAAGGAGTATCTTTGACTTTTTTCAATCCATCCGAATATTTGCTCTGCTTCATTTTCATTTACTATCCCAGAAGTTTTGCTTTTTTCGATAAAGATAGACTTAATTCTAGACATTTCTGCTGGATTTTTTTTACCAATAGCCTTTCTTAACATGTCAGCCTCTGAAAGATCAAAATCGGCAATACGTTGACATATTTGCATAGCTTGTTCTTGATATACCATTTCACCAAAAGTTTCAGACAATATTGGCTCTAGAGCGACATGAAAATAATCAACAGATTCTGCATTATTTTTTTTGTCTATATAATGATTACTTACTGTTTTGCCATCTCTAACCGCTTCTAAACATCCTGGACGTAAAATACTAATCAAGGCAGCCAATTGTTCTATATTTTGTGGCTTTAGCTTTTTAGACATGCTTTGCCCCAATCTAGACTCTAATTGAAAGACCCCCTTGGTATTTCCCTCACCAATTAAATGCCAAGTTTTTTGACAATTAAGATTGATATCTTCGAAATTTATCACTGATTAGCAAAAGCCTTTCTGAACTTTATTTTTGATACCAAATTTCTGTGTAATTTTAGAAATCTTATAAGCATATTAGCGCAATCTTTAACGTCCTTTACTGCATCATGAGCATTTGTCTTATCTATTCCTAAATAATCTCTTAGATTGTCTAAAGCTAAAGATTTGACGTCAGATAAACTTTCAAACCACAACCAAGTTATAAGCATTAAATCTATTTGATCCCTTGGATGAAATAATTTAGTATTATTTTCTTTATTAACATTGCCATATTTTTGACTAAGTCTGTTCACAATTTTCATATCAAATTTGACTATATTGTAGCCACACGCAATTGGGGCAGAAAACTGTGTCTTAGCTTTTTTGTAATGTTTATGATAATTATCTAAATAGGATACAAATTGTTGCCAACTATGCTTTTGATCTGGATAATTAAGCCAATTATCAAATACTTCTTCTTTAGAAATTTGTTTTATTTTACCGTGCCAATCTAAAATATCACTATCATTATATATGGATATATTAGCTTTTTTATTATCTTCTATTTTTTCAGGTTTTAAGTACACGTTAAACTCTGAATTATCTATTATTTCCAATCTTTGAGAATCAACCATAACGGCTGATAGCTGAACAGGACTGCATTCGTTCGGATTAGAACCGTCTGTTTCAAAATCGAATACGCAAATATTATTAGTTAGCACTTTCCACCTTTTCTACTTCGTGAGTTGGTTTTATCATAATTGGTTTATTGTTAGACAAATCAACAGAATTAAGAGTTTTACAGCATGATACTTTTTTAGGTTCTGTTTTGGTATATAGTTTCCCATTATATTTGAACTGGTCGCCAACAGATAATTCAGAAAATTTCATTTTTAGTTTCTCCGTTATTTTTTTTGGTTAATTCATTTATGTACATAATTTTATCCAATAAAGCGATTCCCAATATATCAAATTTTATTACCCCTAAAGATTCTAGATCATTCATTTCTAGTCCAGAAATTAATTGTTCTGTTTTCGTGTCAAATATCATAGGACATATTTTTGATAACGCTGTGGCAGATATCGCTATGCCAGCAGCATGTTTGGACTGATGAAACTTGGTTCCTTCAATTCTAATAGCTTGTTCAAAGCGTTTGGCAAGTGGGCCGGTTAATTGTCCAGAACTGTCTATTTCGCACCACTCCTTGAACTTCTCTGGGTTGTTTTCTAGCGCCCATTTAATAATTGAGGCTGTGCCTTCCTCTTCTTTTATTTCTTGCAGCTCATCTGCGATTTTGGCCTCGTCTGGGATATGTTTGGTAATGTTGTTCATTTCCTCGAACGAAATATTGTTATGAACACGCAGCACTTCTTTTAATGCTCCTCTACCCTTTAATGTAGTAAAAGTAATCATTTGTGCTACATTCTCATGTCCATATTTATCTTTGATATAATTAATAATAATATCTCTCTTGTCTATAGGAACATCCACATCAATATCTGGCATTGAAACCCTGTCTTTGGTATTTCTACCAGCATTATAAAAACGTTCAAATAATAAATTATATTTAATAGGGTCTATACTAGTAATACCAATGAGGTAAGACACCAAACATCCTGCGGCACTTCCTCTACCGGGTCCGTGTAACCAATTATTATTTTTAATAAATTCCAATATGTCTCTGACTATTAAAAAATAGCTAGATAAATTAGCACCTTGTAATATTTCTAGTTCATATTTAACTCTATTTACATATTCTTGCTGTTTATTCTTATCGATAACGTTACTGATTTTTTTTCGCCAGCCATCTCTACATAGCTGCTTTAAGTATTCGGCATCGCTTTCATAATTATCAGGATACTTAAAACTTGGCAAATTTGGCTTATTAAGAGGCGAAAAGCTTTCACATAAATTATCTACCAATCGCGTATTATCAATCTCTTCTGTGTCGTATAATTCAGAAATTTTTTCGTTAGATAGTAAGCAATATTGATCAGAATTGAAGAAGTGATTGACGCCCGTATCTATATTATTTATGATCTTTTTTGATATTTCTGGCAATGTGGTTTTTAATCCGCTACATAATAGTATTTTATGATCTATCGCATCTTCGCTATTACAATAATAGCTATCTATTCCTGCTATTCTTTTCCAGTTGTTTTGTTGTGATAATTGTCTTATCGGTTCGGATAAATTTAAGCAAAAATCATTAAATCTTTGTATCTCTATAAACACGTTATCTTTGCCAAATATATTAGATATACTTTCAATATGGTTGATAGCTAAACTTTCCCAATTGGCAATTAATTCATTTTCTTGATAAATTATATCATATAAAGAAGATCTATAATATCCTGTGATGCATATGAGATTTTGATCTTTAACCATATTCTTTAGATTGTCTAAGTCTATTCTTGGTTTATGATAGAAAAAATCCTTGCAATTAGTTTTTGAAACTATTTCAATTAAATTGATCCAGCCATCATTATTTTTAGGTAATAAAGTAATGCGTGATAATTTATCGTTGTTTATATTTTTAATATCTGCATTTTCTGTACATATATTTAATTCACATCCTAATATTGGCTTTATGTCATTTTTGATCATCTCTTTATAAAAAGAAATTGTTCCGGCAATATTACCATTATCAGTAATGGCACGCGACTTTATGCCAAAATGCTTACATTTTGCGGCAATGTCACTAGGTTTAGACAGTCCTAACTGTAAACTATAATGGGTATGAACATGTAATGGAGTGTACATTTATTCTCCGGGAGGTTTATAGAATCCAAAAGTGTGATCGGGGTGCTTATATGATTGTATCACAGAATCCATACCCTGCAACTCTATGTCATGGCATATTTGTTCGCATTTTGACATAATTTCACCATTCTTAGTGGTTTGATTATCTCTGTATTCTTCTATCGGATTAATGAGAGTGTCTTCGAATGTTGTTTTGCCAAAATGACATAATTTACTACATTTCCAACTTTTATTCAAGTATGGCCTTTTAACGCTTTTGATTTTTTCAAATTTTTTCCTCAGCATATCCTCTGTTTGTATTAGGTCTTTTTTTTGAAAACATATAGAAAACGGCCCTCCATCATTAATAAAATTTATAGTAATCATGATGTTATCTATATCCGGATACAAATGACTGACAGCGTAATGATAAATTCTCAGCTGAGGATCGTTCTCTAGACTTGCCTGGGTTTTTATTTTACCTGTTGCCCAATCTAATCTTTTGCCTGTTTTCCAGTCTATAACCTCATAAAAACTATCATCAATTTTTGTTATTAAATCGATAGTACCCTTTAATGCTAACTTTCCTTCCAGCAATCCTTCATCCGTATCATATTTATATTTAGCCCAAGGCTTATCAATAACAAAATCAAACCTTTGTTCTGGACACACTATTTCTCTTTTTAAGGGATTAAACATACCATCATTAAAATCCAAAGTTTTCTCTGTCCATTTTAAACAATCAGATTTATCTCGGTCTGTCCATTCATGTATAGAATTTTTGATATAGTGAGCATATGTTTTTTCAAAAATAGAATCTATAGAATAATTATTAACATTAATTTTACCTACTATGTCGTCATTAAAACTTTTTTTATTGTTCTGCTGTGTCTGTTTAATAAAAGCCAATATTTCTAGCACTTTATGTACTATGGTACCTTTATCTGCTTTTTTATTAGAAGGTCCTCTCAATCCCAAAACATATTCTATGAAATATTGTTGCTCACACATTGAGTGACAATTGTAGGAAGAACTTCTAAAATATGTAATTATAATTGTAGTAATCCTTTCTTTTTGGCAAAATTGATTATGCCATGATTTTTTTCTTCTATAGATAAATTCTGATTGAATATAACTAAATCAAAATTTTTATGGTTATAGTTTTTTAGGTCTAATGCTGTTTCACTATCATGATCAGAATTAAACAGATTTCTCATTAATTTTATCACAAATCCCCCAGATTTTTTAATAGCATCAACTTCATTAGGAAATCTACAGTCAGCTATTATGGCCAATTTGGGCTTTTCTTTATTGATCAGATTGATCGTGGCATTTGACCAAATATTATTTTTCATTTTACGGAAAACATCAGTACCAACAAATTGCATAACCTCTCTGGCAGTCATTTGTGTACCATTATCCCAATAACAATCCACAAGTTCATTTTTTTGCTCATCAGAACCATAGCATTGATCATATGTTAATTCTAATGTGTCTATACAAAATCTTTTCAGAGTATCTGCGAAGTTATATATTTTTATGCCTTCTTCTATATTTAGCGCATATTTATAGTAATCTACTAATAATTCTGCGGAAGTGGTTTTGCCAGATTGTTTTCTTCCAGCAAATGCTATAATTTTTGTCATATAAAAGCCTTTATTTCTTGTTCAATTTCGTTAATAGTCATGTCCGCCACATCGTTTTTTGATATAGTAATATTTCTAATATTATAGGTTTTGTTACATTTGTTTTTAATATTTTCTGCTGCTTTTATTCCAGCTTCGTCATTATCCATTATAGCAATAATATTCATAGCTCCACTCATATCCAATATGGTTTTTTGTCTGTCTGTGAGATTGGTGCCGAATATAGCTACGCTATTATGTATGCCGCATTCTTCTAGTTTCCATACATTACCAGGACTTTCAACTATGATAACGGAACCTGTTTCTGTTATATAATCTTTTGCATACCAAAAATTATAAAGATGTTCCTGAGTTTTAAATCCATTGCTGTGTTTCCATTTGCTATACTTCCACAAGTATTCTTTTTTTGGACAATTCCCATCGTGATAGCATTTGCATTCTGAGCACTTTTCAAAAAAACTTCTGCCAGTACATCCTACCATATAACGGTTCTCTATGTCATACACAGGAACAACGGCCCTATTATACATTTCTTTAGATGCATTATGACAGTCTCCCACATCATATTTATCTAGTATATCGCAACTAAAACCTCTGTCAATAAAATATTTACTAGGTATATTTAAGCTTTTTCGAATTAAATCTTTAGTTATAGAATATTTATGACTATTAGTACTTTTTGTGAATATTTTTGCGTTATTAATAAATGTATTTTTATCTTTATAATGTTTGGGAAGTTTTATTTTGTTTATTTCAACATCTAAAAATTTTGTTGCATATTCTAAAGCCTCTTTAAAAGAGCATGTCGTGTCTCCTGTTTTGTTCCAATTATATTTTCTATTAGAGATTACTCCACGAATAAAACCTATGATAGAAGATTTAAATGTTTCTTCACATCTGTGTGTTCGGCATTTCCAATTTCCTCTATAGGTGTCTCCTACATGATATATGTTAACAGCACTATCATTATCTCCGCCATGTATTGGGCAGCTCATAGAAACAAATCTATGATTCATTTTATATTCTAATTCTAAACTATCCAATAGATCTTCTATATCGTCACACAATTGATCACAAATAATTTTGATTTTATTTTGATCAAATGAAGTCGATTTTTTCATCTTCGGATGTTTCGACATTAAATGAGTCGTCATTTGATTGTGTAAAACTCCCTGAATTTGCTACTTCTATCCTAGTTTTACCTTCCGTTATTTTAGCACACCAACCTCTCATATGACAATTTATATAATCATTGTCTTCTATGCCAGGACCATGCCTACTAATTACTGGTATAAGTTTTCTATTACCAGAACTGGCTCCATCTTCAGCTACTTCTTCATCTGTTTTTCTTTTAAATATAGAGAAATTACTACATAGCCAAATAATTCTGTCCGAACCAGAAGCTGTATCGGTTGTTTCTTTAGTAATTCCATCACGATTTAACTGTATAAATGCGACAATCGGCACTTTATATTTACATGCAAAATTATGTAAACTTGTCATCATAAAACCTAGAACCTGATATTCTTTCATGTCTTGAGACATGCCTTGTGTATCCATTAGTTTTAGATAATCATAAAATATAACGCATGGCTTAGCGGTGCCATCAGTATTTAAACCCACCTCTTTTATCAGCCATCTCTTCATAATAGATAATTGTTCTTCAAATGGCTTACCCGGTATTGGTTTATAAAACAAGGGTGTATCTTTTAGCTCTTGAATTGCTTTATTGACTTTTTCATTATTTATTGTAGATTCTGTAAATTTACCAGTTTCTATTTTAGATATTTCTATTTCTGTAATCATAGCTATTAAACGGTTAAGATGGTCTTCTTTTGTCATCTCTGTATCTAGATTTAATACGGGTATTTTTAATTTATTAGCTATATGAAAACCCATATTATCTGCTAATAAAGTTTTTCCGGTTTTTGGTCTAGCGGCTATGACATTAATAGTGCTTTTTCTTAGTCCTCCTCCAATGGCAGAATCATATGCTGGAAATCCTGTAGATATGCCTACTTGATTAATAGGATTTTCTATAAGATTATTTATATAGTCATCAAGACCATTTGACACATGAGAAGGCGAATTATCTGTATCTGTTAAATTAGCAGAAAAATCAAATAAACTATCTTCAGCTATACTAAGTATTTCGGTGATACTTTCTGTTCCGCAAACCTGCAAAACTTTATCTTTAGTATCTTCTAATTTTGAATATAATTTTCTCGCTATTTCTAATTTTTTGATTTTGGCAGCAAATGTTATTGCGTTCGATTCGTTTGCTGGAAAATCTAAAATAGCTTTTAGGTGTTGAGTTTCTTCTTTTTTTTGCAGAATCTTATCTAATCCAAGATCTTTAGACGCTGAATATATTATACCTATATCAATAGTAGTATTTGAATTTTTTTCTAAAATATGTTTTAAGCAAGAAAATATTATTTTATTGCTATCTATAGTAAAGGTATTTTCTGAAACTAAATCTGAAATTTCTAAGAAAATCTTATCGCCATATTTACATATAGTAGATAATAATGCTCTTTCCGCTGATGGATCTGATAGTATCATAATTTGATTAATTACCCTGGAGAAGCGCAACATTTATTGCATTTATATCTATCTGACGATTCATATAATAAAGAAGAACTGATAGATTCTTGCTTGCCGCACACCCTGCATCTTACATTTATTGTAGATAGTTTTCGTCTCCTTGGGGTAGGAGGATTTTTTTGTAAAGCTTTATCTATAGCAATATCTTCTTTATGCAATCTGTCAAAACCTAATTCTAAAAATTTATTAGTAGTATTATGTTGAATTTTGCTTGTTTTGGTTTTGATATTCGAAAATCCGTTTTCCTCTTTTTGTACTTCGTCTTGAGTTTCTGTCTCATCTTCGTCAGATAATCCTTTTTGAAGTATTGCTATTAATTGCTTAATATCGTCTTTGTCAAGTGCCATGTTTCACCTTGGTTTTTTGTACTGTTAAGATAACATCTGATAAGTTTTTAATATTATTGGCTAAATATGAAAGCCTATCCATTCTTTGTTTGGCATATTTTTGTATTTTGTACAATGCTGTGGCCTTCTCATTATATTTAATAGCTTGTAATGATTTTTCTAAAAATCCGTAACCCTTATAGTTGTTAAGTTCATCAGCTATGGTATGCTTAATAGTTTCTTCTGCCCAATTATGTCTGGCTATTTCTCTATTTAAAGTTCTCTGTAAAAATAAAGCATATTGGGCTAATCTGTATGCTATTTGTGCGCAATCTTCTGGGGTTAATTTTTCGATAGCGTCACGATTCATAGAAAAATATTCATTTAATTCAGATTCACTAAAACCCTGCAGATTATTGTATTGTCCCAAACCTATAGAGTTTTCGTATTCATCTAAAACTTTGTCCCATTGTTGAACTTGTTCACTAGTAGTTTTCAATTATTTGCTCCCATTGTTCTTGTTGATCAAATGGTAATTCGATATATAATATACCATTGTTTTCACACCACTCTTTTTTATCTTTGTCTCTTTTTTTTGATCTTAAGAAAGACAATTGATTAGCATGATAAAATGGGGTAAATTTATAATGTTGTTCTCCATGAACTTCTATACATTTTTTATTTAAAGGTATATAGAAATCTAAATATAAAATTTCTGATTTCCTAGTATGTATTGGAACCTCTTCCAATATTTGCATAGTTGGATATATTGTTTTAATTAGCTCTCTAGCCTGAACATGATAACTAGACTTTTTGATATTTGTTTTATTTAAATTTCCTTTAATGTGCCAATATGAGCTGTTGCCATCAAGATCCAGAACTTGCATTATTTATACACCCATAGTTTGCTTGACTGATTCATATAGCTGTTTAAATGCTTCTTTGTCTTCTATCAAAAAATTTCTAACTTTTTCTGTGCCTTGGAATTTAGTTTTGTCATCTAGAAAACTCAAACTATACCAAGCTCCACCTTTATTTATCAAACCCAAATCCACAGATAAATTGATTAGCTCTGTTTCTTTGTCTATGCCTTTACCATACCTAATAAAAGACGTAATATTGCCTCCTGGCGGCCCTAATGCAGAGCATATAGTTTGCCACTCTACTTGCTGCCCTATTTGGGTGTTGTCTGTACCTAAAAGCCACGGCTTATAAGATTTGGCTCTTAACTTAATGTCTGTTTGGTATGCGATAGATTGTCCGCTTTTCTCTTTAAATTCTGCACCATAGCCTGTTGGATTACCCATCAAATGAGTAATACCAATAACAATATTGCGATTTACTGGTATCACATTTGCTACTTTTCTACAAAATTTTGCTAATAATTTGGCTCCGTCCGCTCTTTGCATTTTATTCATATCGCTAGTAATTTCAGCCTCTGTGCATAGAGCAGAATAAGAGTCGATGATCATAACACATCCTGGATCCTCATTAATAATTCTTTCTGCTATTTGTAGATATTCTTCGGCATGAAGTATTTTCCCTGTCTGCGACCCAATGATATTAAATCTATCAAGATCAAGATCAGGTATTCCTTCTAGGTCCCTTTTTTTAAGTCTTCCTTCGATATTTAAATAATATACAGTTCGGGGTTGTTCTGCTGAATATTCTTCTTTCTGTGCAGTAGCAGCAAAGTCTAGACTAGTAGTAGTCTTACCACATTTCGGCTGACCTGTCAAGACAACAAAACTTCCTTCTGGAATTCCTCCATTTAAAATTAAATCTAATGCTGGACTTACTGGTATGGTAATAGTTTTTTTGTCTATAATACTATTAGCATTTAACATGATGCCAGCACCAAAGTCTTTTTTTATACTATCTTGTATTGCTACCATTATCTATATCCTTTAAAAGGTCTAGTACATTTTTTTTATCTTTTTTATGCTGTATACCAACATCAAATAGATGTCTTTCGATTTCTTTTTTTTGTGTTGTTGTTTGTTTGGGTTTAGACGATATGTATTTATCTATGATACCACAAAGATGAGGCGCTCGCAAGGAATAAATTTTTGATCCTGCCTTAGACAACAATGCATTTATTATGTCTTTAGCGTCATATTTTTTTAGTAATTTATTCGCTTGTCCTATTTGTCCTTTATACTGTTTTTCCCATTCTTTAGACAGCCAAAACCTATAATGTAAATCTTTTTTTTCTTTTTTTGCTAATCTTTCGCAAATCATTTCGGTTATATATTGAGCTGCCGTTACATCTTTTCCATTAGAATATTTTGATGGATATTTTTTCATTTATTTGGTCTAAAAATTGATTCTTCAGTTGCCTTTTTCTTGGACTTAATATTATCTTTTTTCTGTTCGTCGTTTAACATCGACGCTTCTTTTGTCATGATCATAACACTATTGTTTTTCTTAACAGATGTTTTATTGATCATTAGATTTTTGCTGCTGTTACCCTTAGTAGAACTAGAGCCTTCTTTAATATTATTATTGCTGTTGTCTACGTTTTGGTTTTTTTCTAAGCATGAAACCACCAAATTTTTAGGTATATTTAATTCTGTAACAATTTCTTCTATTGAGTGCTTTTGACTATATAACCACTGTATAGCGTATTTATGTGTTTTATTTAATCTCTTCATCATTCTGCCTCCCTATCTGCGTTATATAACCAGGATAAATTTTTTGTTTTTAAAAATTTCATATACATATTAAAAACATTAAATGTAACATTTTTAAATTTTGGACTTTTACATTTTTTATCTAAAAACCCACTAGTTAATTTTTGTTTTGAATGTATATTTGTTGGATTGTGAAATTTGCCGTCAGAGTTCATTTTAATCAAAAATTTAGCTTTATTGTTTTCTCCAATAATTTTTTTTGCCAAAGTTTTTTCAGTATCTTTTTCTAATCTTGGATTATTATCTTCGTCTATATAATCTTGATCTCCAATAATAGTGTAGTATTCTGTTATAGGCTCTATTTTAGCCTTTTCTCGGTCAATGTTAAATATATGTTGATCGCTAATGTTCATATTATCTCCATTTTATTTTAGGCGGCTTTTTTAATCTACTCATACCTTTCGGCAATGGCTTGCTTTCTTCTTTATTTTCTTTATATGAATTATGTTTCATATACAAACTGGTCTTTTCGTCTTCGCTCATTCTTTCTGTATTTCTCATAGCTAGATCACCTAATGTTTTTAATTCGTTGTCTGATTTTTTGACCGACATAAACTGAGTTTGGACGTCAGCACAATATAATCTATTAACGTATTCAGTCTTTTTGCAATTAGGACATTCTACTACTTCTTTATATTCTGATATGCTAGAAAAAATTTCAAATGGTTTATCGCATTCAAAACAATAGTATGTGTATGTTGGCATTATTGATTATAAATATGATTTGGGCAAGTATATTTTCCATTCTTGGGGCATTCTATCTTTCATAGTAGATAAATGTTGAGAGACAGCCAAGTATTTATAACTCTTAGATGGAACTATTGGCAAATTTTTAAGAGGCATTTTAGCTTCTTTAGGTGTTTTATTTCCTTTTTTTCTGTTGCATGCCATACAAGCAGTTACTATATTTGTCCAGCACGTTGGAGAATAATTATAATCCCATATTGACTTTGGTATAACGTGATCATATGTGAGGCTATTATAGTCGAATTTAATACCACAATATTGACAAGTGTAGTTATCTCTAATAAAAATATTTTTACGAGAAAATGTTAAGTTTTGTTTATTACTACGGAAAAATTTTTTAGTTATTGCTACTGCTGGTATTGGATATTTTTTATTTTTTGTTCCAATAATATAATCATTTTTATAAAAGTCGATAATATCTATAGCATAATTTTTATCGTTTTTATACTTAATTTGCCATACGATTGCCCTTTTCCAAGGTATGACGGATAAAGGAGTGAAATCAGCATTTAACAATAAGCATTTATAATTTTTATTGTTCATGTTCTACTTGTTCTAAACGTAATAATATTTTGCCAATAATAGGATTTCTAACAATGTCAGAATTGAGCAAATGAGCAATGCCTACATCTTCTAAATTAGATAATCCATTGATTAATTTAGTAAAACCACCCCTCATATTTTTATATAGATCTGATTGGCTTGTATCTCCCGTTAGAACCATTTTACTCTCATTTCCAATACGAGTCAATAGCATTTTTAATTGATCATATGAGGCATTTTGACACTCGTCAGCCACAACAAAAGAATTATGGAAATTTCTACCTCTCATAAGCCCTAAAGGAATCACTTCTATTTTATGTTGAGTTTTTAGCATGCCATATTGGCTCATAGGTATAAAATAGGCTATTTCATCTAATATTGGTAATAAATACGGGTGAAGTTTTTCTTCTGCTGTTCCTGGTAGAAAACCCAATCTTTCTCCAGACTCTACCACAGGTCTGGTTATAATAATTTTTTCAACTTTATCTTCTAATAAATATTCCAACGCCATACCTACCGCAATATGAGTTTTACCACTACCGGCAACACCCTGGCAAAATGTGATAGTGTTTTCAGCTATTGTGCGTATAAAATCATGTTGATTAGGTGTTCTGGGTTTTAATCTATTTTTATATGCAGGATGAAGAACGATTGAATTAGTAGCATCTATTATTTTTTTCTTTTTATTTTTTCTCAAATTTATACCTTTCGAAATAAAGTTAAATTAGACATGCGCCACCAGCACAACTAACTTCCTCTATTCCTGCTGTATTATCCTCTGTTTCTACTAGTTGTGTATAATCAACTTTTTTATAGCTATTAAATAAATCACAATAAACTTTCCAATTATATACATCTTTCATACAATATGTTAGACGCCTAATATCTCCGTCAAAATATTTACCAGCAAAATTTTTCATTTTCATGATGAATTTAAGTTTTGATTCGTCGTCTTCTGGTTTTGCTTGATCGAAAGCGACATAATCACAAGCGGCCCAGAGATTTCTATCAAAAGCATTTAGTGCTAATTCTATTAATCCAGAACACCATAAAGCAGCATCGCCGTATTCTTTGACAATTTC